GTTCAATATAGGTAGCACGAGAGTTACCAATAATAGTTTTATTAAAGGAGAAACACTTATGTCCGATTATGAACTTCCAATTACTGTCTCTTCAGTGAGGCATGAATTTGGAACCTTCTTTGACAGAGTTAGAGTTCTATATAACTTAGCATTCTTCAAAAAAGAAAAAGGCTACAGAGCGGAAGCTGTGAAAAAGTACGCTGATGAATTGTTTGAAGCTAACCGCATCAGTGATTGCATCTACTCCATCATTGGAGAAGCGATCCAAAAATTCACACTACTCTCTCCAGTCAAATTAAAAGAGATGAACCCGGATAAGCTCATAAATCTGAGCCAATGGATTAACATCTCTATTGATGACATTAATGGCGAAATTAGCGAATTGATGTCAAACTGATTAGTCCCTAAAAGGGACTTTTCTTATTTTAAGAATTCGTCAACTGCTATTATCTTGAAAAGTAGATCTCTTCTTAGAGTAGCTTGAATAGCATTTTTGTTTTCTTCGTCAAAAGCAATCAAATAATCACAATTCTTCATCGAAAACACAAGGTGAGCATTGATTTCTTTAATTCTGTCAATGACCTTTTCAAGAACGTCTGGCTCATCTTTTAGTCGGTTCGCAACAGCATAGCGTTTTCCAATGATATCTGAATCCAACTCGTGTCCTTCGGTCTTTCTAGCTTCTTCACGATAAAGCTCCCAACCTAATCCTTTTTCATCTTTAATTCCAGATTTTCTTAAAAGTGCTTTAGCATGAGCACGTTCGTTTTTTGCTTTCTCCTTCGCTTCAAGTTCTTTTATATACTCAATTGAGTCATATTTGCAGCCTTCACAAAGCTCAACCATTTGTTCTGGTGTGACATTAAGCTCTCTTATCATTGCTCTAAAAATCAGCATTGTCATATATGCATCGTCAACAGAGCGATGATCAATCAGATTTTGCCTTTCTTCAAGCGGTATTAGTTCTTCAACGACGTTCTCTAAAGCGGCAAATTTAGTTCTCTCCTTACTAAAGTAAGAAAACATTTTTTGAACATCATAAGCCACGTATTTAATCTTTGGAAGTCTATAGCGATTACAAGCCTTATCTAGGAATCTAATGTCATTATTAACAGAATGGCCAAGAATCATGATGTCTTTTTGTTCTAAAGCAAACTTAATATTATCGTACACATCATCGAATTCAGGAGAAGCCTTATACTGCTCTTCTGTAAAAGATAAATGTAGATCGCGTTGGTCTTTACGGCCCGTTAAATTGAATTTACCTTTTGGATTGATTAAATAAAGCTTCTTGTGAGTAGGTTTCATGTTTGAATCACATATAACGAGGCCAAATTCACAAATCTTAAAATTACCATCAGCGGCTTCTATATCAAAAAATAGATATCTCATTTAAAAGAAACCTCCTTGTAATCTAACTCCTCAGCATAACAAATGTTATTGCCATAAATACCTGAAAGAGCATCTTTAGTAATGATTTTATCAGCTGTTCCTTGATTGATTATTTTACCATTGCTCATCAACACAACATTACTTTGTAAAAAGGAAGCATGATTTGGGTTGTGTGAGGAGAGAATAATTGTTTTCCCGCTACTAGCAATTCGCTTGAGCAATGACAGGACAAGGCTCTGATTCTTTAGATCAAGAGCAGATGTTGGTTCATCCAAGAGAATAATTGGGGTGTCTTGTAATATACAAGAAGCGATCGTCACAATTTGGCGTTCACCACCACTAATCTTTCCCATTTTTTTATCTAACAAGTGATTGATTCCTAATTCTTTACTAACTTCGAGTACCCTCTCCATATTTTCTTTTGAAGGAGTCTCATAGAATTTTAATGAGTTAACAAATCCATACGATAAATAGTCCCTAACCAGGAAGTCATCACCCACATAATTCTTTTGTGGCACATAGGAGAACAATTTACTTCTATTTCTTATAGAAATCTTTTTCAATTCTGATGAATCATACTCTAATGAACCATCTTCATAATCCAAGAGGCCTGCCATTATTTTAATCAATGTGGTTTTGCCACATCCATTTAGACCTAAAAGCACTGTTATTGTTCCTTCTTCAATGTTAAAAGAAATGTTATCAATAACTGTTGGAAGATTTTTTCCGTATTTGAAGGAAAGATTTTTAACATTAATGAGCATTTTCTTTCCTCCTTATGAGAATGATTATGACAAAAATAACGGTTCCTAATATGCCGGTTACAGCACTTAAAGGCATCTCTGATTTAGTGAATGTTCGAGCTAGAATATCCACAGCAATCATAAAAACACCGCCAAAAGTGATGCAGAGAGGAATTGACCTTCTGGTATCTCTTCCAACAATAAGTCTTACGATATGTGGAATAACCAAACCTATCCAACTAACCACACCACTAAATGCAACTGAGGTGGCAGTTAATAGCGTTGCTATTCCGATTATTAAGAACTTGTAAAAATTGTAATTAATTCCTTTGGTTTGAGCCTCTTCTTGGCCTAGAGCAACAACATTAATTCTCCAAGAGAGCACCAATAAAACGATGCACGAAACACCTACAACCGGTAAAAGAATCCATACATGATTCATTGTTGAATTCTCAAATGAACCCATCAACCAATATGTAATATTCGCTAGGGTTGTTGTCGGGTCGGCAAAGTATTTCACCAACGAAAGCGAAGCAGACATAAAACCTCCGACAATTATTCCTGCGAGAATCAATGTAAACGAGGACCCGTTTTTAAATATTTTAGAAACAAGAATTGTGATTAAAACTGTGACAACACCTGTTATAAAGGCGAATAAACTCACAAAAATTGAAGATAAGCCTAAAACTAGAGCGATTGCTGCACCTACTGATGCACCAGAACTAACGCCAAGTAAATCAGGTGATGTTAATTTGTTTTGAAACACTTCTTGATAAAGAAGACCAGAGATTGATAAAGCTATACCTGTTAAGCCAGCCACTATCGTTCTAGGCAATCTCAAATTAACAATTATGCTTCTTTGAGTATCAAATGCTTCTTCGCTAGTAAAAACCGCCTTAAAGAAATCGCTAATTGACATGTTATATTTGCCAACCATTAGGGCAACAGCAAAAATAACCACAAAGCAAAAAACGGAAACTAATAAAGAAATTATGGTTCTTTTATTCATTAGTATAAATTTCCACCAGTTGGACTGAGGCCATTAAGCATATAACCAACTTGTGTATCAGTTAAATCAGTTCCGAAATATTGTTTGACTGAACTCTTTAGCATTGAGCTAATATCGTAGTTAAAAATCGTTGGATATAATCTATTAGCTTGGTCATAGAAGAATTCAGGAGAAAGAGCATTGAGTTGCTCCATTTGAGTTAATCCCATTGGGATAGTATAAATTCTATTATTCTTTACAGCATCGAGAGTTGTGTATGGCTCAGTAGTTTTAATTTCTTGTACATGTTTGTTTTGGTAAATGCCGCCCATTACAAACAAATCAGGATTCCACTCGCACAAAGCTTCGGCAGAGACCTCGTTAGCATAACTATCTAAAGTTGAACTCATACAATTAAATCCAAGAGTTCTGTATGCGTATTCTGCAAAGCAGCCTTTTGTATCGGTATATCCGATGCCTTTATCCTTATCCCCTCTTACATAGAAGAGTTTTTCCTTTGGAAGAGTGTGTTTTTTTAATTCTGTTGTAACATCACTTACCGCCTTATCAAATTTGTTATTCCACTCTACTGCTTTGGCTTTGATGTCTTCATCTGGCCATATTTGTGCAATCAAATTTGAGAAAGTATGAACGCAATCGTCAAACGTTGGAGTTCCGTATAATTTCACTGTGATTGCATTGATTCCGTGCTCACGTAAATCATCAGTAATTCTTTTCTCAGGACTAAAAACGAGGTCAACTCCTCTAGACAAATATAATTCATAGCTATTCTCATACTCATAAGAGTAATGCTTTGATGAATCTGGATAGAAGACTGATGTCCAAGGGTTAGCTAACACCTTTTTATCAACTCCATCGATTTTGTCACCTAGTCCGTAGGCGATGAGCAAGTCATATGTAGATCTACTGCATGCGACTTTTTTAGGATTTTTGTTAATTGTAATGGATGTACCATCCATATCAACGACAGTGACTTTATCGCCACTATCTTTGTTTCCACATCCGGCTAGGCCTCCTAAACAGCCTATTGATAAGGATGCGAAAAATAATGTTTTTAAGATACTTTTCATAGCATCTACCTCCTTCTTTGATATCAGTTAATCCAGTCATCAGATTACAATGCAGATGCGAAACATGAGGTTCTGTAACCGTCTGTCATCATTTTCCATTACTAATATCAAGTTGATTATATCAAATAAATGTAGTGTTTTGAAAGGTTTACTGCGGCAACAAAAAAATCCCTGCTACTAGGATTTCTCCGTTCACAGGGATATTTCAATTCTTCAATTTGTAAATAGATGCTTCGATCTGGTTGGTTATCCAATTAGTCAAATCACCATAATTAGCACTAATGAACTCTTTGAGTTCTGAAGTTAATTCAGATGTGATGATTGCTTTAGCCTTAGAAAGTGCTTCTTTTTGTTCCTTCTCACCAAAGCCACCACTATTTTTAAGTGACTCGACATAAGTTTGAAATACAGACTTAACTGCATTTATAACTATCTCGTTTGCTTGATTTAATAAGCGAGCAGCTTTTTCATCTTTAATCTTGCTAGATAACCACTGGGATAACTTAATTCCCAAGAAAGATATAAGCGGCAAGATGATGCATGTAGTAACTGCCGCCAAAATGTTAAGTAATATTTGGTTCATATTCGCTCCTCCTATTTATGAGCTTGCTTATTGATGTGATCTTCAATTTCGGTAATCGCAATCGTAACCGGACCATCGCACCCTTGTTCTTTTAAACCTTTTAGACACGCTAGGACACCTTTGGTGAGAATTGATTGCTCTTCCTTAATCTCTCTGATTTCGACGTCATTCTTGTCTCTTTTCATAAGCCATTTGAAAAACGCAAACAGAATTCCAAATATGACCCCAAGAGCAGTAACGACTGAAGCTGTGGTTATGATGATTTCAACAACATGACTCATGCCTCTTCCTCCTTATATAGCTCGAGCAAGTAAGAAAAAATCTCCTTTAATCTTGGGAGATGTTCTTCTATGTTCATTTTGGTTTTAAGATCTTTGGCGAGTTCATAGTTCTCTTTTGAGAAATAATATTCAAACTTGCCTGTTTCCTTATAATGCCTGATGAGTGATTCTACTCGATATAAGTGATAGAGACTTTTTTCTTCTTTATAGTTTTCAAGTCGAATACCAAAGTAGGCAATAACGCGGTAAAGCCAATCTTTGAAGTGCTTTTTGAAGTCGATATAAAGGAACTCATCTAATTTGTCTTTGATTGATTCATCAACATAGACGATATTCTCTTTTGCGAGCAATGTGTTATCTACCCAGCAAAGGAAATAAGTAAGACACCCTCTATCGAAATTTTTTATTCTTTCGAAATAGCTTCTACCGTAAGTAAAGAAGTCACAGTCATCGGTTTTAACGACATTGCAACTGTCGAATCCATCAATAATAACCGTGAAGTCTTTATCACTATCATCTTCACTTAGTCCATAAATGGATGAGCCACATCTGTAGCAAAGTAGCACCTTATTAGGTGCAAATAATCTATCTAATAACTCTTGCATATTTTGGTTGGTTCCCCCTTGAATCTTCGACATAAAGTTTGCTGCTTGTTAATTGACATGAAAGAGTGCAGTCTTGACCGTTATAACGATAATGGACAATACCGCCACTACCACCAACTGAAGCACCACAGAATAAGACATTAGCTCCACCTACATATAATGAGATGATTCCGTTGTAAGCATTTAACGAAGTGATGTCATCAAATACATAACATGTTCCGTAAGAAAGTGACGAATACATATCCCAGATAGGACCATAGCTAGAACTAACATTGTCTCTAATCTCTGTTCCTTTTTCATTAATCTTGGTTTGATCATTTTTGATGTAAGGCGGATTATAGTTTCCATCTAATGTGATTGAGGATGATGTCTTCGTATATCTACAAAGCGGGAACTCATAAATGAGGCCACCATTCATCAAATCATTCTGTGTTAATGATGGATAAGCAGAGGAGGCTTCCTTCTTCTCTAATGAGATGGCGTTATTTCCTAAGTCAATCTTGATGATGACGTAGCCATAAGCAGAGCCATCTAAAGAGACAGAAATCTTTGTTCCACTTTCAACAAATATTCTTCTCCCATAGACTTGGACATAGCCGTTTTGGAATGAGATATAGTTGTTACTGACTGATGCCTGACATCTACCTAAAATGCCATAAAAAATGCCGTTCACACCACTAGTTAAGAAATGATTAATGTCGGCATCCATTTTGCTCGATACCGAAGCAGCATCAAATGTGATTTTTTGAATAGCCATTAAGTTGACCTCCTATCCATTAGTTTTAGTTTATCTGTCAAAGACAGACGATATTCACCAAGCGTAACTTTGGCGATATTAAAAGTGCCCTTGAATTCAATCTTTGAGACGATGGTTTCATAGGTCTTGTTTTCAGTGATAAACACCACTATTGCACCCACCTTTAAGTCCTTCAAAGCTTCTACCTTATTTGTGATAAAAGAGAAGTTAAAGGTAATTGTGTGCTCTAAAGAAGAGTCCACAAGTGCTTTCGTGGCTTTAGTAAGTAATGAGTCATAGTCTTTATCACTATAAAACTCATATTTCATTTTGACTTTGTGAATACGCTTAAGAGCAGGTGCGGTCGTTACCACTTGCCCATCATTAGTCAAATAATAAATAACCTGACTTGTATGCTGCGTATTCTCAGCTTTTGGAATGTAGTAAACTTTGTTTAAGCTCACCTCATTGGTGTCGTTAACATTAAGTTCAGTAATCGTTCCAAGAGTGCTTTTCATTGTGATTCCAATCTTTGCAGAAACCACTTTGATTTTAATCTTTGAGAACTTACCGTTAGCGAGCACCATCTCATACTCAAGTCTGATGCCGTAGGTCTTAGAAAACTCTTCTACTAAATCGAGGATGTTCTCTTTAGTGTCAGCTTCATATGTGAGTGAGCAGCTTTTCACTACTTCAATCGCTGTTTCTAAATATGAGACATTTTGATATTGGTCACCAGAATACTTAAAAGTATTGTTGATGAGATTAACGACGAATTGAGCAGAGTTACCACTAAAGCTAGTTGGCAGCGGAACATCAACATCCAAAAGGGATAAATAGTCCATTGTTTCAACTTTGGTTTGATTCTTATCGTCGGTTTTGATTGAGGTAATGATTCCCACGTATGGATAGCCATTATCCTTAACGATAAGAAGGTCACCTATTTTAGCTTTTAAACCTTGTTTATTTACCGTGAATTTGCTCTTTTGAGGAATAAGAGCATCGAGAATAATATCGAAATCATCAGTGGCATAGCCATAATCTAAAACAGACAAATCTTGTTCGCTTAAAAAGATTAAATGCATAATGGCCTCCTAATGAGCGATGTATTCTTCTTTAAAGAAAATCTCGCAAGTCGCTTCTTCTCTAACACCAGGATCAAAAAAGATTTCGCTTTCACCCGGAGGAAGAAATAAGAAGTTGTCGCATGAGAAATCCTGTTTATCGTAATAGTCCTCAATCTCTGCCCCGAGGGTCCATTTAATGTATTGGTCAGTTGGTTCAGAATTTATTTCAATTACAGGTTCGTCTCGTTCATCTACGATTAATCGTAAGGTTTGAACATCGACACCATTTTGTCTAATGATGACTCTAGGGTTATAACAATTACCAATTAATCTAATGAGCAAAGGAACATTTCGAGGCGAATCATTCACCACCGTCACCTTTCCATTAAAAGAAATGGCAGCTTTAACCCCTGCTCAAATCATCTCTAAAAAAGGTGTGTTTGCTAAAGAATTCCCAATCGAATCATTTGATAAAAATAAGATAAAAGAATTTGATTTTGTGGAGAAATATGGGGATTTAGTAGAGGTTTCCGATAAATTTAAAGCAGAATTTGAGAATGCTGGCTTCATGATTGGCAATAAGGTTTACACCGTTAAAACAAAGCCTATTGAAGAAGCTCCTATCACTCTCGGACAGATAGCAGAAAAAGATGGTGTCAATGCCCACTACTTCTTAAATGAAAACCAACGCAAAAAGTATGAATATCTTCGTGGATCTAAAAAGATTCCCAGAGTCGATAAAAACGGATTTGAATATATGTACTCAGAGGGTGCAATGAGCCCTTATGATGTATTGGATTTGCCAGCAAGAACCATGCTTACATCCGAAGGCACCACTAACAGAAGTACACATATCATCAAAGACCCAAAAGAGGGTAAATTAAGAATCCTTACTCCTATTGAATGTGAACGCATAAATCAATTCCCTGACAACTGGACAAATTCCGGTATGCCAGAGAAGAGAAGATACTTCATGATGGGCAACGCACTTGTATGTGGCATTATTAAAAAGATAGGAAATCAACTTAAAAAGATTATAGAAAAAGAGGACTAGTTCAATTAGCTAATCCTCTTATTTTTTTTATTAAAACTCTGGTGTATCTTCTTTCAACGAGTTTATTAGGTTGCCGAATTGAAGCACAAACCCGTTTGCTTGATTGTTTGTAACCCCAGTCTTATAAGCAAGAAAATCATTTTGAATCAAATAATTTCCATAATAGTTGGCTATAAGTAATAATTCGGACATGTATTTGTCGAGAAGTTGTTTTGAGGTAAACACCTCTGCCAAGTTATCTCTTCCCACCATTGACACATATTTGGTAATTAAAACATCAACAGCCTGATCAAAATAAGTATCGGTTCCATCAATAAACTCTTTACCCTTTGTGAAAGTTAAATGCTTGTTTCTCATTTCGTCCACACACTCAGGGTTCTTTAGTCCTAAAGAAGCTAGGAGAAGAAAATCTCCTTTGTTTGATAAACCAAAATAATTATTCACCGCATTCAAAAACGGAGTTAATTTGTCATCTAAATTAAGGTGACCATATTCTTGACGAGCATTAGGCATGTCTTATTCCTCCTTTAATTTCATTTAATGAATTATAGTGAACAACTTTTGATGAAATATTTGTTTTTAACAATTGGTATACATTTCCAACTTTTCCAGTTGCTATAAATTTATCAATTTCTGTATCTGTCAATTCAGTGTCCATTGGTGTTAAAATCCATTGCTTTACCACTGTAGGCATGAGAGAGATTAAGCTTCCTCTATTCCTAGAGTCTAAGTTGCTCATTGGAGTATCCATAACTAACGGGAAGTTACATGTCGGTTTAGCATCACTAGCTTCAGCAGTTAATCCCATTACAAATGCCATAGAAGCCATTAATTTTTGACCAGCAGACAATTGTCCAAAGATTTCAACGTTGTTCTTATCAAAAACTTTAATTGTGTAATCTTCATCGAGAATCATCTTGCTAACAAGCTGTTTATCAGCATCAGAAATTAATGACAAGAAGAATTCATTAGCCCTATTAGAAATACTTTGCTGTGCTTCAATTAAATATCTCTTTTTGAGTTCAGCTAATTTTTTACTTGCACCCTTGATGAAATCAAATTTCATTTGTTGACCTGAAGCAGATGCTTTTTCTCTATCTAATTGTTCCACTTTTGATTTTGCTTCATTATATGCTGCTTCTGCATCCTTAACGTTTTGTTTTAATGTTGGCAGTTCACCTTTAGCACGCTCTATAAGTTGCTCAAAAGATTTGACGTTACTAGATGATTCAATTACTGAATCAGTGACTTCCTCTAAATTAATATCTTCAGGCAAAGAAGCTAATAAAGAATTATATTCTTGATTTATGTCATTAAAGTCATTGTAATATTTCTCAGCTGCGGCCATAGCGTCATCAAAAGATGTTACATCTTCAGCATCCTGAATTTGTGTTACGTCATATCTAAATGAACTTGAAAGAGAATAATGATATTGCTGATCTGCCTTAATTGATTCGATGTATTTTTGAACTCTTTCTTTTTCTTCAGAAGATAAAGGATGGTCACTGCAGATACACTGATTTCTTCTAACAATTGTTTCGAGTAATTGCAAGCTTCCTTGAGAATCTTGAGCGATTGCAGACATATCATCTATAACATCCCAACCAAAAGTTTTATAAATTGTGTTTTTCAACATTGTTTTGGTCGAATTCTTAAGAAGTGAAACATATGTGCTCTCACTGTTTTTAAGAATTTCGAGCCTATTTCTATTATCTTTGATTTTCTTGATTGTATCTTCATACTCTTTGAGGCCAGCTAGCTTAGATAAAGATTCTTGTTGTTTTCTTTCAAATTCTGTAATCTCATCATTTTTCTTTTCTAGAGCGGTTGACGCATCATCCCAAGCGGTCTTCTTTTCTCCGAGGGTATTTTTCGCTTTTGCATAATCAGATTCCAAACGGCCATTTGACGAATTCTGTCCAATGGAAGAAGCAACGGCATTTAATGTAGCTATTGTCTGGTCTAAATCATTAATATTGAGCATTTTCTCAATAATTTTTTGTAATTCTTTCCTAGTTCTTGTGTCATTTTGTTTGAATAAATCAGTATATTTAACACCATCAAAGAAAAGGAATCCACGGATATTTTCACCAATTATGTTGTTCATAAAGTTATCAATTTTAGCCTTATCCCATCCGGTATTTACACCATCTTCAAGGAGAGAAGTATCAACATCAGAAGATTGTCTTCTAACACCATTGGTGTTTGTTGCAGTAACGGAACGTTTTATCTGGTATTTATGCCCATCTTCTAAAAAATCAACAATCACAGTGCATGTAGCCTGAGAGCCACTCTTTTCAAGCAAATAGGAACTAACCATAAAATCGCTATCGTTTTCAATTTGGAATTGTTCATATTTAACTGTTCCAAACAACCCAAAAAGCAAAGCCATCAAAATACCGGTCTTGCCTGAACCATTTTCAGCTCTTATGATGGTTACATTTTTGTCACCTTGTGCAAAATTGATAACAGTTCTTTCGAAAAGCCTTCTGTAATTAATGAGTTCTAATCTTAATAATTCCATTATTTATCACCACCTTCAAAAGCTTCAGCGGCAATCTTGTTAGCCTTATTAATATCGATATTTCCTTCAGATTCAATTTCGGATAAAATTTTCAGAACTAAATGTTGTTCCTTTTCGGATAATAATTGAGAAATATCTTTTTTTAATCTCTGATTTTTAATATTGGTATCACTCATCTTCGTCTTCCTCCGCTATTGCATCTTTTTTAATCCAAGGTTCTTCTTTCGAATACATTTCCAAACCGCCTATTTCATAAAGGTAGTTTATGAGTATTGTATCATCTTTATTCTTTGAAAGTCGCACAAACTCTGCAACTCTTGGTAATTCTCTTTTGATAACACCCATTTTTTCTTCTTTGCCGTACAAGCGGCCTGTCTCATTTCCAATGGTAACAAAGTCAAATATATCGGCTATTTTTTCTGGGTTAATCGTTGATGTTCTAAGCACACGACCTCTTCGCTGTATGAATTCACGAGGATTTGTGGAACTTGCAAGTATAAATTCAGCATGGCAATTAGGGACATCAACACCTTCATCTAAACACTGTATTGCAACAAGAACATCAATGTCACCATTATTGAATCCAGCAAGAATACTTTTTCTCCTGTCAGCCGGTGTTGAAGCTATTATGCCGTGAACATTTAAATCCGGATATCTATGCTTGATATCATCTATCATTCTTTCAACTTGCTCATCAAACACATAAACAATAGTTCCTTGTTTGGATTGATATTTATCAAATTCTTTGAAGAATGCTTCCCATTTCGATTCACAAGTTTTCGCAATACGTGCCCTATTATTTAATAGGGTTGTCATTCTATCACTTAGGCTCTCACTATTTTTGTCGATTTGACTTTGCTTTTCTATTTGCTTTGAATACTTAATAAACTCAGACATTTCATCAAAGTTTAATTCACAAAGCACAATGTTGTAGTTGTACGGACAGAGCTTCTTGTTATGAATGGCATCTTCCATTGAATATTCATAAACTACATGACCAATGGTATTTTCTATGAAACTACTACCTTTAGGATCCAACCAACGTTCAGGTGTTGCAGATAGGCCTATTCTAAATGTGCTTTCAAAAGGTTTGAACTCTCTGATAGTTTTTGGTGCTCCTAACTTATGGCATTCATCAAATATATACACGAGCTTTTCTTTTAATTTTAAAGTCTTAACTTTAAATAGTGAATCGGTTAAAGTGTCGTAAGTAGTAACAATAAAAACAGTCTTATTTAAAGATTTCGTTATTGTAAGCAAAGACAAAGGAGTTGCCCAATCAGTCTTGTTTTTAGCACATACAATTACTTGAGGGCAATTAAACTGATGGTTTATAGATTCAATCCATTGAGCGATTAAAGTTATTTGCGGAACAACAACACAAAAAATCTTGTGTCCATATTCTTTCTCGATTTGTTCAGCGGCAAATAGACTGGTTAAAGTTTTTCCCGTACCTGTGGCCATGGATAGAATCCCACGATATCCGCTATTTTTAAGAGCATTAATTGCTGTTTCTTGATAATCCCTAATATTTCTTTTTTTAGGTGCGTTATCGTTCAATTTAAGTGTTTTATATGGATTAAAGTCGCTTTGTAATTCGTTAAATTTAAGTTTTACAATATCCGGTAACCCTACAATGGTATAGTTTTGACCCAGTCCATTCCATCGCTTATCAAAGATGGATTCGTGTTTTCTTAAGTAGTTCATAGTGCCATTCTTCTCAGAAAAAACACTAAGAGATTCCTCATTATTTAGACCATTTTCAGAATCATTAAGGGTTCCGTGAATACAAACTGAATTACCACTATCATCGTAGAACAAACTAATTTTGTCATGAAAAATAGATGTTAACGATTTTTTGTGAACTGATATTCTAACTTCTGCTATTTCTTGGCAAACAAGCCAGCTCAGATAATTAAGCGTCCACTCTTTTCCACTTGTTTTAGAGGATTGAACAGCTTTGTCATATAGCTCTCTTTTTAATATTTCATCTGTTTTCGCTTTTTCACCGTTCATGAATGCATTGTATTCATCTTCGCCGACTTTAATTGAGGTCAATAATTGTATTTTCCCACCACGCTCGACAAAATCAATGAGCCCGTCTTTGGCTAAATCAATCCATTCACTATGAAAAAAAGCAACCCCTCTTTTATAGAGAATCGATTTTTTAAGAAGGGGGATAATCGCGAGCTGATACGGATTCTCTTCTGGCAATTCAATAGTAATAGGTAATTCTAGCTCTTTTAAGTTCATTATTTACACACCACTAAGCCATCTTCAATGTATTCTTCAAAAACAGTCAAATAGACATCGTAAGGCATCTTCTTAGAGATTAGACCATAATTTCTTAGAAGCTCATCTATATCATTGTAACTCATATACGTTTTGTTTTCATTTAAAACAACTTTTATAAAAACATCCTTTAAGGTAATGTCTCTAGTTCCAAAGAGCTTAACGTTAGCAACAATAACTGACAGAGCTTTGTTGTTTAAATTGATATTTAATCTAGGCCTTATCCAGTCTAAATTATCAATGCTTGATAAAGCTGTGCATAATCCAATTGGGTTGTCCTTAAATGTTGAATCAAAATTAGCGACTTTTAGATAATTGATTACATCATTTGTTGTAACGGCAGGGTCTGACGAAAACCTCTCATTAATTAATTTATTAATCTCATTAAGTTCATGTCGATCGACATTGTATTCTTTCGCTGCGACATATAAATCTTCATCCACCAAAACAAGATACTTTTTAATTATCTCTTTTCTTCTCACATCTCCGCCTAATTCACAATCATCAAGGAAATTGTCAAAGTCCTGTCTTGTGAATTCTTCGTTTCCGAAATGTTGAAGGACTAAATCTGGTAGTGTCTTAATTGGGTTACTGATTAAAGATATTGTATCTATGTGATGGGAGAAATTATATTTATTAGCTGTTTCGTAATTTCTTTCAAATACAGTTTCTAACAAATAAACTAGTCTCTTGCCACTATTTTTAACAAAATTTTTGCTTAGAAAAGAATTGAATGACGAATCAAATGCAAGCCTGCTTTCAAGAATATCCTTAGAAAGGCAGTATCCTTTATCCCTGATATTTTCATCAATTAATTGCTTAATTGCTCTTAGTTCATTTTTATAGATAAAAAGCTTTTCTTTTAAGATATACGAGTCGGAATCATATTTAGTGATTATCTTAACTTGTTCAAAAGCAACTTCCTTTACACCAAAAGCATTTTGCAGCTCTTTACTTTTTACTATTGGTCCATGAAGAAGCATATAGGATTCAACCATCTCAACCAGAGATTTGCTGTGCGATTCACTTAAAAAGATTCTTAAGCTTCTTCCAGCATAATAGTACCTACCATATCTGTAATAGGAACAAACACCATAGAAAAAGTAATAATTATCGATTCCAACATTCAACAACTCTTTTTTATTGGCTTCGAATATTTCGTCAGCTTTTGTTCCATAATCTTTATTAATTGGGTAGTTTTTTATAATCCTCTTGCAGGTCTCTTTTTGAGCATCAGTAAGAAACTTACTCTTTGCAATTATTGAGGATCCAACATTTATAATGTTTTCAACTCTAAGCATTCGAGATTTTACAACTCTATCAGACGGCTTTTCGCCTTCTTTTTCATACGGTTTAAAACGTTCTCTTGCTTCATGAAGATCTTTATTTAAATCAAATCCTTTAATGCCCTTTTCTTCTAGCATTTCATCAGCCAATGTAACCATTGAAACAGACTTAGTTGCGTGGAAATTCGGATAAGGATCAAAAAGAACCTTTTTTTCATTACTTATAAAATAAGGCACAAGCAAAAATTTATAGTTATTTATCTCGACTTCCATATCAAAAATAGAATTAGCCTTATTATTAATAAAGTTTTCCTCTAATTTTTGATTGGCAATCGCTTCATCGGTTTTCTTCATCAACAAACCAAAATCTTCTTTCCTGACGTATTCTTTGCAACTTTTTGTAAAATTATAAAGACCAACTATCTTTTTTGTTTCATTTAAGTCAAAAAAAGGACATAGACCAAAAAGGTCGTGAAGAGCGTTTAAATATAATCTGTTATTTCTTTCTAAATGTTTTGCTTCAATTTGTCTGATTCGTTCTCGTGTGACGTTATATTTTTTGCCAATTTCTTCAAGTGTTTTTCCATTACTTCTCTCAGTGAGAATATCAATTACTTTATTTGTTTTACCATTACTTCTATATACGGAACAGATTTTGTTTTCTATTTCGTCTGCTAAATCAAAAAGCCTTACTTTCATAAGCTCATTATCTAGTAAGCTAGGGTTGTTAGATGAAGACTTTTCTTTTATAGAAGAGATAACGGATTCAACAACAATGTAAGGGTTAAGGTTAGATATCCCAAAACAATACTTTTTAGGATAAAAAACATCCAATGATTTTTCTAATAAACTTTTACCCAATTGTGAAAAAGAATTGATATTAAAAACCTTGAGGTAATCTGTCACTTCACCTGAAACATAAATGTTTCTAAACGAGTCAAAACATTCCAGGGCACCATTCTCATTATTCTTAATGCAAAGAGTACACAATTGGTTTTGAATAAACATAAGCATATCATCATCAGTTTCTTCGAACAGAGAGGTTATCGAAAAGCCATGATTGCTTAGTGTTTCGTTTGCAGCACTTAAATCACGCATAAAAACAGAAAGCTCAAATAGCAATTTGCCATTCAGATAGCTATGTTCATCGTCCATTAAATCATATATCTTTTCTAAGCTGTTCAAATGTAATAAATCTTCAAATTTGTAATATCCAGCTTTGTTTAAAACGCTATAAACATATGGGCCGCCGCACATTATAAAGCAAACAAGTCGTACAAAAAAATCTGGCGAAATAACTGAACTGAGTTCTGTTGAATTATATTCAGGTTCTTTTTCCGCTATTTCTTCCGCCTCTTCCACTTCTGGTTTAAACAGTTCGGTCTCAAAACCTATGTCGAGCAATCTTTGCCTAATGTTATTGTCGCTATTTTTCATTACGTATATGAGTCTTTCGACAAATATACCGTTCATATCTTTTTTATATCTAATGCCAAAGGAATTGCAAAGATTCCAAAGTTTACACCTGTATAGCTCAAACGGTGAGAATAAATCATCTGTTCTATTAACCAAAATCTCAGATTCGCCAGAAACATCAGGAGGAAACAATGTGTTAGCTTTCTTTGAATGAAAATTGCATCCATACAACGAGAGTTCGTTCACAACGTGAAAAAAGAGGCTTTTATTAGTCGCATATAGACTCCTTAATTCGTCTAGAGCAAAAGTGTCGCCTTTTTCAAATTTCCCTAACTTGCATAAAAAATCCATTGTTCTTTTTGTTAAGTGAAGGAATTTTAAATCCTGAGAAATAATAACGTTATCTATTAAAGCGTCCATTTTTATATATTTTATCACTTAGAAGCTATTATTAGTAGTTAGTAATAATAACTTCTTCAACAACACCTCTTCCGCTTCCGTTAGCATTAATCATGCGTCTGGCCGGAACAACTTTAATATAAAAATCTTTAAATAGTTTCCTAATTAATGATGTGTTGTTGTTAGAAAGCATGACGTAAACTCCTCTATCAGATAAGGCTTTAAAGCATTCAAATAATCTTATCTGGTCATTTGATGTAAAGGAGTTGGGTGTATATTCTTTGAAAGTTGGTTTATCATCCCAATCATCATAAGGTGGATCAAAGTAAACAAAGTCGCCAGCCTTCGCTCCTGCGACAGCCTTTTCAAAATCTAAATGAGAAATCTTAATATCGGAGTCGTAAAAATAACTTCTTAAGTTATCGAATGTATTTCTATCATAGCAAACAACGGCTTTCTTTTTTCCGGTTGGAACGTTAAAATAGCCGCTTGAGTTAACTCTGTAAATGCCATTAAAACAAGCTTTATTAAGATAAATCATTCGTGCTGCTTTTTTATACAGCGGCATCGCTTTAAATGCTTCAGATTGGTCCAATCCTCTAATATACATGAAGTATTCTTCGGAATGGTTTTTTTCGTGCATTTCAAGTTCCTTTTTTAAGAGCTCAAAATTCTTCTTACTTTGTAAACATTTATAAACAGAAAGTAGTTCGCCATTTAAATCATTAATGAAAGCCTTTTGAGGTTGGACTTTAAACAATAAAGCACCACCACCAATAAACGGTTCATAATAATCATTGAATTTTTTTGGCATTTGTTTTACCAATTCATCAAGCAATTGTGTCTTGCCACCAGCCCATTTTACAAACGGATGAATACGATATTTCTTTTGCTGGGTAAAAAGCTCCGAAACATCCAATTCAAGAGCCGATGCTATTTGGGCGATTGTTTCTGCTCTAGGATTAACTAATCCTTTTTCTATTCTGGATATTTGGCTTCTTTCAACACCTGATAACGAGGACAATTCATCTTGTGAATAACCCTTTTCGATTCTTTTAGTTTTAATGTTTTCACTTAAAATGTTTGTGATATTTTCCATAATTCTGCTTGTGTTTAATAATACACAAAATATTTCAAAAGTTAAAGAGTAAACATAGTTTAATGGTTATTTTGTGCTTTTCTTTTTAAGTAGAGCAAGGTTGTTTCTAAATAGCGCAAGGTTGTTATAAATAGAGCAAGGTTAATAGCATGCCCTTAAAAATAGGCAAAATATGGGTCAATATCTAACACACATTATGGGACAATATCGCAAAAAGTATCGATGTAATCAAAGAAAAAGGACTGATACGCTTTGTATCAATCCTGTACATGCTATATGGTGCCCCCTGCCAGAATCGAACTAGCGACTGATCCTTACCATGGATCTGTTATGCCATTTAACTAAGGGGGCGT